TCTACTGCTTTTTCTTCTTTAGTCTTGGCTTCTTCTTCGCCACCGCCATAGAAATCTTTATTTTTAGTTTGGTCATACTCTTGAGTAGATGGATTCCAAAAGCCAGTACGAGTAGTAGCAGCCCTAATACCACCAGGGCGAACATACCCACTATCAACGCTACCAAGTGTTTGACGAGCACCAAGTTTTCCTGACTGGTTAAGATTCTGTAAGAAACCTTCACCTTGTTGTTTACTAGTTAACGGCTGGTATGAAACATTACGAATAAAATAAGGGAATTGCTGTTGCAAAGTCTGCAAAGCAACTGCGTAGCCCTTTGCGTTAAGTTTTAGTTCAGAAACGCGCTGGCGCAATTCTTCATCAGCCAATTCTTCATAAATTTCATTTACACGACGATTGTAACGATCACCAGTGATACGCAAACCCTCACCAGAGGCTTGGTCTTCAGCCTGACCTTGAAGGCGCATAATAGTTCCCTCATCAAGCGTATTTTTAGACTCACGACGCTCTTTCAAAAACTTTTTATAAAGAGTTTGATTTTCGTCGTCACCCATCGAATTAGCTTGAGCACGCAACTCAGCTTTTTCAGCAGGAGAAATATCTTGAACATAAAGACCAGAGTTCTCAACGGCATCAAGAATCTTTAAATACCGGTCATACATTGAGCGAGCCTTATCGCTACTAGCGCGAGCACCACGGAAATTAGGATCAAACTCTAACGAATAAACGCCAGAAGAAGATACAACTGTAGCCATACGAGTACCCGTACGAACAGAAGTGTAAATGTCTTCACCAGTAAGACCACCTTTTTGACGAGTACGAACATACTGGCCGCCACGCAAAGACTTAAGATTCTTAAGGTCAAAAGGCAAATAATGGTCATCAGAAAACCCAACAGACTGAGAAACAACATCACCATCAGCATCAATAATGACACCCTGAGACGGCAAAACATTGCCAGCCTGTTCACTCAACTGAGCAACAAAAGGATCATCGGGCAAAGTCTGAAGCAAGTTATAAGCCGCAACATCAGAACGAGTATTCAATTTCAATTCATCAGGAGTAAAAGCACCCCCACGCGTACGCGAAAGATTATTAATCTGATGAGCGCCAGCCTGCAAAGCCAAATCAGACTGAGAAGCGCGTTCAGTTGCAGCGGCAAGAATTTTATCCGAAATATCACTAGTAGCAGTGCGGGTTCCAGCAGCAGCATCAACAGCGCGCATCGACCGACCGTTAAACTGACGAACAAGTTCTAAATCTGGTTCTTTTTCTGTACCGCGATAGCGGTAAGCAGCTTGACGTGCATAAGGACCAAGAGCCTCTTCAGCCTGTGGGCCTAGAGCACCGACAAAACGCGCATAATCGCCATACTTTTCCATACCAGGGGTTTGCTGCATTACTGCCCCGCCAGCATTAAGACGATTAAAGAAATTACCTAACTTACTGCGCTTTTGAGAATCAGCACGATTAAGTGAACCGGCAAGATTATTCAAACGGCTTGGGTCAACAGTAGCCAAAGACGCCAAAGCGGCATTACCTGTATTGCCTAAAGTGTTATAAGCAACAACCTGCTTAAATGCCACATCACTAGCCGTAGGCTTTGCTTCAATTTCAAAATCATCAATCTTGTCATTTAAGTTCCAAAGGTCTTTACCTTCAAACTTATTAAAACCGTTTTGTACTTTGTCTGCAGGATAAGAACGAGAATACTTACGACCACCTGGCTCAGTAAGATTAACAATCAAATTAATATCACTAAGACTCTTTCCGCTAAAGTTACGCAACATGCCAGAAACAACAAGGTTAGCCTGCTCATACTGATGCTGCTCTTTTGCGGCAGCTTCTTGATCATGACCTTCGCGCAGTTCAGTACCTTCATCTTCAATATCTCTAATCACACTATGCTGAAGAACCGGACTAAGACGCTCAAAAGGTTTAGACAAAACTTCATGCTTTGGATTTAATTCAGGCTGAGGCAAACCCTGACGGAAACGACCACCCTGCCCACGTGGATGCTTACGGTTAAACTCTGAAAGGGAAGACCCTTGCAACTCGTCTTTTTGCACCAAAGTATCGGTAATAAAAAACTCAATATCTGCAATCCACTGAGCATTCTTTTGAACACTTTCATCTGGATACTTACCATCAAGCATTGCCTCTACATAAGAACGACCAAGAGAGCGCTTAGCAATAGCCACACGATCAGCCATAAAAGCACCATACAATTGTTCAATATCAGGACGTAACTGTTCAGCCTGATCTGCCAAATAAGAGTAAACAATCTCATCAATAAGCATTGACCCGCCAATAGGGTCGTCCTGAACAGCCTTACGAATAGCACCAAGCATTGTCATAATTAATCCTTAACCCACTGACCCTCTAACAGAAACCGTTTTACCTGACCTAGTATGCATCAAATGCCCAACTCTAATTCCACCAGCACGACGCATACCTTTAGGATAAGGCAATCCTACACTAAGACCTTTTTCAAACATAATGCTTTTAGCCATGTCCACATGACGGTCTTTGCCATAAATACCTTCAGCCTCTCGTTGCTTAGCCTTAGCTTTAATAGCATTAACTTTAGCATTCCACACGCGAGCATCATTAGCGCTGTTATGAGCAGACTTAAGCGTTAAAGCGCCACCAACCCCTTCAAGACCAGCAACATAAAAATGCTTTTTACTCGTTAAATGACCAGCATGACCAATAAGACCTGCGCCAAGAACAGCATTAGTACCAGCATCTAAACGGCGACTCTTAACGCCACGCCTTAAATGCTTATAACCCGCTTCAGCATTAGGACTAATACGATCACGATACTGAGTTAAAAACTTATCATCACGCTTAGAAACTTTATGATTTCTATGCAATTTACTGCCTGCATACGCAGAAGCACTCGCCCCAGCCAAAGCAGCCAAACCAATTTTGTTACGAGGGGTATTCAAATTATGCGGAACTTCTTCAGAAACACTTTTAACTTTATTAGCACGCTCAATATGCTTAGGAGTATTTTTGGCTGCTAAATTTTCCATTTCTTCGAGACCTTTAGCGTCCAAAGGACCCCTAGGTTGCCTAGCATCAACAATGTCACGAGCATGCTTTCCAGCCCTATGTAAAGGAACTACAGATCTAGGTGACTTGCCTGTTTCATTACGAACAACAATAGGAACTGTTTTATGGCCCAAATCTTCAGCGGCATGCAAACGATGATGACCATTAGTGACAACCATTTGACCATTAGCAAACCTAGACACGGTAATTGGATGATCTGGATTAAAATTTTCACGACGCATAGTAGACGTTAATTTAGCCTGATTCTGTTTAGCGCCATATCGCTTGCCTGGAGTCCTAGCAATACCTCTAACGTCTTCAATGTTTACATGACCCGTATGAGTACCGTTTAACTGAGTATTAATACGAACAGATGCACCATTATCATGAGGTGTTTTTTGAAGCGTTGGAAAAGCCGCTCCACCGGCAACACCTGCTACGCCAACAGCAGCCATCTTTTCTTTTTCTTTACGGTCAGATTTTTTAACTGCAGCGAGACGCTCATTTTCTAAACGCTGGACTCTAGCATTGTTGAAAGCGCCAACCGCTCCAACACCACCACCAGTAGCAAGCAAAGCATTAGACGCGCGAGTAAATTTAGGCTCAACCTCTTTAAGAGAACTAATAACTTTAGACTTAGGGTTTTTAACCAAAACAGAAGCCAATTCTGGTGCACGCAGTACCAAGGCAGTACCACCAAGAGTGCCACCAGCAATAGATAACTTTCGCGCCCTATTTTTACTACGAACTAACTGATCCTTATCAGACTTAGATAAAACATTATCCGCATGTGCCTCAATAGTGTCAGCATGCACCAAAGGTCGAACAACCTCATGTTTCAAACTAAACTTTTTATTCTTTTGACCGCTAGACAATTGTTTAGCGCCTACCAAAGCAACACCAATACCAGCACCTTGAACTGAACGAGCATGAAACTTAGTAGCCAAATACTTAGCGTGAGTAGAAGTAAACTGCTTATTCTTAATGGCATGCATAATTGTAGGCTTGACGTTTTTAGTCTCAGTCAAAGTACCCTTAACTGGACCCTTAGGCGTACCAATAACAACACTACGATTAGTTTCTACAGGCAAACGAAACTTTTTATCGCCAATAGTCTTAATGCCTTGTCCAGCACCAGCAATAGTTAAACCGCCAACTACACGACCAGTAGCATTACGGCGGTATTCGCTTTTCTCACTCATTACTTATTACCCAATTCAAAAATTATTCTAGAAAAAGCTTCTTCTCGTTCAAGCTCAGCAGCCATAAGAGCAACTGCTATACCCCCGCGAGCAAGAGCTTCCATAGCAGTAGAAAAAGAATGCCCATCATCTCTAGCTTCATTTAAAAACATTTGAACCAACTGAGCAGCATCAGCATTGTTTTCTTTAGAAATATGAAGACAAGCAGCGGCAATAACTTTTTCCGCAGTTAATTCAAGCTCTGAAACCATAATCATTACTGTTCCGTATTCTGCTGTTGATTACCCTGTTGACTAGGATTTGGTTGATTACCTTGTTGATTAAGGTCAGGTTGTGGCGCACCGCCTTCAGTTTCGCTCATAACAGCCTGAGTAAACGCTTGCTTAGCCTGAATATACTCGGTATTAATTTGAGCAAATTGAGTTGCTTCAGTACGCATCTGCATCTGGCGACGACGCTCTTCATCATCATCATTAAGTTTAGGCAACCTTGCAGCATCGCGAATAAAGTTTTCCATAGTTGGGTCTGGGAACCAAGTAACACCAGTACCAGCCATAGCAGACATAAACGAAGCCAATTGTGAAATGTCCGGACTGTCAACATCACCAGGAACAATCTTAGGCAACTCAGCAGGCTTAATGCCATTTACTGCAAAAAGACGAGGGATTGCATACCGATTAAGAGTATCCGCAATAGACTGAGCAATAGCATTCAGTGACGTTCGGAAGATACCTGTTTTATCCGTATGCAAACTGTAAGAACCAGAGCCTTCATGGCCGACCATGATAAAATCAGCCAATACAGACATCAAGATGCGCTGTTCATAACGCTCAATGATTTGGTTAGTGTTAAAAGCACGAGCGCCACCGCCGCCCATAAGTTCAAACTCATACAAAGGCTGCTTAGTGTCCTGATCATAAGCCATAGGAAACACAATGCCCTCTTGCTCATCACGACGCACAGACTTAACCATACGCTTAAAGGCTTCAACAGTTTGAGCCTGAGCAGAACCTGGCTTAGCACGCAAAAACTCTGCAGGAACCTTAACAATAGGTAAACCAGCAAGGTCACGCTCAACACCAACAGCTTCATATTCTTCAAGGCGTTTCTTCATGTACCAAGGACGATAAGCCTGACGAAGCATCGACATGCCCTCAGGGTTACCCTTTTGATGACGGTAACGAAACAATAACGAACGCTCAATAGGCAAAACGGTAGTTTCAAAGCGAGGCGGCGCCAACTGAATCATTGCAGTGACGTCACCAGAATCATCAAAAGCCCAACGCAATAAAGTCTCTTGAGCACGGATTGGCATCTTACGCCAGCCAATCATGCCATCTGTGTACTTAGAACGCTTATCACCAGTCTTTTCCCAAGGACCAACACGACGCTTATAAACAATCTCATGCCAAGACCAGCCATAAATAACACAAGACAAAACCTCAGAAATAAAATCAGACCAAGTATGAGACATATCATCCATACAAGTTTCAACTAAATTAGCGTTATCTTTATCCTCTTTAGACTGACCAGCGGGCTCAACACGCCACTCAATGTTACGAATCAAACGATCAACAGTAAACCACAAAGACCCAATAAGAGGGTCGTTCTCAGACATTTCCTTAAATACTTGAACGGCTTTACGTCCACGCAACTGAGGAAGGAATTGCTCATCAATGTAACCGCCGGCACGCTTAAGACCAGTAGTACCAAGTTCCATAAAAGGCGAAGCATTATTAGCCTCAACCATGCCTGCAATATCAGCAGGGGTTGCGTTTAAACTGTCTGTATTTCGATACGACAGCCTTACATCATCAGACATTACATTCCATTCATGCGACGGAAACTTGAACTAGCAGTAGGCCCGCTAGCATCGTGAGACCGTTTGTAACCCAGTGTACCTCTAGACTTCTCATGCGCATAACCAGACATGCCAGCAATGCCAACACCAGCGGCTAAAGCAGCCAAACCAGCAG